TTGTCGTTAAGAATACGACTCATCTGACCTTCAACATACGCTAAACGCGCACGTTTCATTAGTGCAGATTCTTGATTATCGTCTGTAACACCAACGCCTTTATAGGTAGCGCCTTTGGCAGCTATCTCGTTTGCTGTTCCTTGGAACTGAAACGCTTGCCCTGTTAAGCCCTGCTCATAAGCGTTTTTAACAAATAGATCGTCTTCCTTTTGTTTAGCCGCTTTAGCTTCTGCTTGGATTCGTGCTATCTGCGCTACCTTTAAGCGCGAGCGCCCATCTTCTAAGTTAGAGGCTCCTGAGTCTACAATGATTTGTTTGTAGTAACCGCTAGAGTTTTCCGAGATACCTTTGAGATATTCGCTAAATAGATTTTCAAACAGCTTTGGAGCATTGCGTTGCTCGGACACGCGCTGCATAAGCTCGGCTTTTTTAGCACGAATGTCATCTTGTATAGCGCTTTCAAAGCGTAGAAGGATTGCGTTTTCAAACGCTTCTTTTTGAATAGACCCCATGTTCGAGGCTAGTTGCATAGCCTGAGGAACAAGAGTGTTTGAGTCTAAGCTCGTAATAGAATCCAAATTAGCTTCAGCGGCTAACTTCTTGCCACTCTCTTGCGCCTCGGATGCAGCAACTTTTACCGCTTCGCGGTTAATGCCATCAGCCAATTCCCTTACAGCACCAGCAACAGTCGTACTTGCTCTTGATACTCGGGCAACCCCAATCGGGCCTACTTTAAATCTACGTTGCTGTTTTACTAATGCCATTTGATTTACCGCTTCCTAGTTGGTCTTAAGCGTGGTCTAGGACTTGCTTTACGTTGTTGAACAAGGCTTGGGCGATCTTGCCTTGTTGAGTAATAGTCTACACCAGCTTGCAAAACATCACCAACAGCTCGAACAACAGATGCCTGTCGTTCTTCTACACCTCTACGTCTAGTTCCGTAAATTTCTTGCTTGTACTTAAGATCGTTTAGATAACTCATTGCTGCAATGTCATCTATATCACCGCCAGCAATATCTTGCTCTCTTTCGTAATATGCCTCAATGTCCATAGTTTCCTCCCTAGTTCTTAAGAAGAAACTTTCTGCAGCTTCCATTACGTCTTTTAATTCTTCACGGCGACGAATTGCATCTATATTAGCAGATGCCTTAGCTAAAGTGCGCTCAGTGCCAATATTAAAGGCTTCAAGTTGAGCCTCTCTCTCTTTAATAATTCCCTCTTGAATACCAGCCCCAACTTTAAAAATTGTTGAAGCAATCGTAAATATTGTGGATGGTCCCATTAAACAATTAACTCCATAACAACACCATTAACTTGCATTGGCAGGGGATCATCCTGTTCAATAGTTACTTGGGGATTTCTATTATAACCACGCACTCGAACTTCTTTTTTACCAGTAAATTGTTCAAATAGCGCAGTGTGCGTATTTACCTTCATTGACGAAGTTTCCTTTACGTCAACTATCACATTAGCCAGACCACGAATATCACCAGTAGCAGGGCCGTAACCAATGCTCGCATCAATAGGATTAGTAACAATCTTAGAAGTAAACTTTAATCCAGCATAAACATCACCAGTATAACCTGTCAGATCAATCTCATTAGATGAATCTACAGTATACGACCCAAGATACGATCCATCACTGTGTACTGCATCAACGACATCGCCATTAGAAAATGCAGCGCTTACATCTAGTTTGTTTGCAGCAATTGTACCCAAGACCCACTTATCAAGACCAATGTTTGTATCAAACTGACAAAGATGTAGTTGATTGTCATACCAAACATTAGCAAACAACTTGTCATGCACAGCTACAACAGAGCAAAAACTACCATCAGTCGTAAAGCGCGACCAAGAAGCTCGCTTTTCAGACCTGTTTGAGCTAAACAAGGCAAGCTCTCCGTTACCCGTGGTCAGTGCCGCATAAGAATCTGGCAGATCAAAGCCGCTATGTGAAACAGTTAAACATTTTGGCTCATTGATTAAGTGAGAAGCAAGTGTTGATACAGATGCAGCCGTGTAAGCATCTTCAGCATCAGTATAGATATATTCTCTAATAATCTTACCGTCATGTTGAGCAAAGATTGTAGCGCCATCAATAGAAACAGGCTGAACAAACTCACAACCATATGGGGTTTGCTTGCGAATCTGAGCATTTGTAGGTGTAATTGCTTGGTTTAGGTATGTTGGGACATACAACTCGCCATTTGCAGTAAAGACTTGCAAGTCTCTGTTAGAAACCAAGTACCGAATAGAGTTAATATCACCAGTTGCAGCAATTAAAATAATTGCTTCAGTATCTTCAGCTTCACCAACGTCAAAGTTAAAAAACGAGCCAACTTGCGACATCCAAATTGTATCTGGTTCTGCTATTGTGCCGCCAAAACACAATCTATTTTCATGAAATGTAACGGCTGCGGGATAACCTCGAGCCGCAGACCAAGACTGCTCACTCCAATCAGATGTAGGCGCATGGGTAACAATCTTAACGTAACCACCACCATCTTCAGAACTAGAAGCGCTACCGCCAGCAGTAAAGTTAAAGGTGTTTTCATCAATAATGTCACCAACCGTGCGAGTTCCGTTTAAGTTCCCACTGTTAATGCCACCAGTTGCAGAGGCTTCTTCAATTGTGATGCTTTCTCCACCAGCAAAGCCATGATTAATCATAGTAACTTCAACGGTAGAGCTTCCATCAATGGTTCTTAGTGGATTAAGAACTGTTAAACGGATACGCAGTTCATCAACTACATTGCCAGTTGCCTGTGTAGCAGATTGAACGCTAGTAATTTCTATTTCACTTTTGCCATAGCGAACTACAACGCCAACGTGTTTAGAATCAGGATAATTACCGCCAGACTGCGTACCAGTTATATCCCAGTAGTCTTCGCTAACTGTTAAAGTAATGCCATTGCCACTTGTTGCTGAAGGATCAAGCGTTACATTTTGACCATGAAACCGTGTGTAGGGTTGGTAGGTAACAATATTATCGGCGCGTTGATCGAATGTATAAACATCCATTTCAAATGTAGTAAGGCTAGTTCTAATTAAAGTTCTAGGCGCAAACAAAGGGTGGCAAATGAACATAACATCGCCATACTGAGCGTATGTATATTCTTGCAAATAGCTCTGATCGAACGGAAGGGAGTTACCATCAACGTCCTGAGTAATTGTAGAAACTAAAGTAACATCACCATCTGGCTCTATTTGAAAACAACGTACTTTTTGATGCTCAACAGAAATTACATACTGCTCATTATCATCAAAGATAAACTTAAAAAGATGCGACTGAGCTGGGTATGTAGAATTGTAAGTTATGCTGTAGTCATGGATATGCTTCAGACCAAAGCGCTTTTTAACCGCACCTTCAGCCATAACAACCATGTTTTCTAAACGCTGTGCAGACTGCGCATAGATGGACGTATCTGTTCTCATCAACAGAGAGTCACTAACTTCGCCATACTGAAAGCTATTAACTGGTACTTTAACTTTCTGCATTAGCTACGCCTTTGTGTAATAAACCTCGAGGTGTTTAGCTTGCGCGTTGTTTGCTGTTGAGAATCAGCACGACGAGCTTGCGCCATAAAGAGCTGCGCTTTTTGATCCATTAACTGTGATAGTGTTGAATCTCTAGCAATAGATATTGCAAAAGTACCTGCAAGCATATGTTGAACAGCCAAAGTAAAGAAAGAAGGCCAGTTCTGTTCATCAGCGCGGTAAGTAAAGTCAGCAATAACAACATCTGTAGAAGATGAATTGGTGTAAGCCTTGTCGCCATAAATGTCATATTTAATGGGAACATCGTTTACTGTAAGCGCGTGAACTAAAAGTGTTTCAGAAGGAAGTTGATATGCAGCTTCCCAACGACCAGTTGGCGCTGCCTCTAATCTGTTTAGTTGTTGTTGATTAGTAGCAAATCGCCAGCGTGTATTTGTTAAAGCTGCACGAACAATGTCTTCGTATACAGAGTCGGCTACAGAAGACTCTAAAGTACCGTCTGTAAAAGACTGAATCTCGTCGCCGCCAATCAAGACAGAAGCGCGAGAGCATACTTTGATAGGTGTGTTTGCTACATCAGGCATAAGTAAAGTTGGGGGCCGTAGCCCCCATCCCTATTAACGTGTGTCTGTCGCTGTGACAGTTGTACCATCAACAACGTCTACCGCAGATGCCGTAACGCTATTTGCGTACAGAATCTTAATTACAGGCGTACCGCCTGAAGCAGTAACAGCAAGGATAATGTCGTTTGTATTAAACATACCCGCTGAATCATTGAAGTAACCTGCCGCATCAACAACAGTTGCAGCGTCAGTTGTAGTGTAATGCCACAATGAAACGCCAGAACCGCCAGATAGACGAGTTAGATTTGCTGGATTATAAGCCATAATCTAATCCCCTTAGTTGTTGTCTAGAACTTCGTAGACACCATCATCGTCGATGACTACAGCGCCCATTGACATCATTGATGTGGTTAGGTGTGATACCTTTTCTGGAACGTAGTTGACTTCAGTCTGTACGTCAGAGTTGATACCTAGACCAACAGCAGATGTGTGGTACGCAAAGTTCTTACCACCAGCTACAGCAGACGTTGAGAAAATCTTGAAGCCCAAGAACTCTTTCATTGTCATGCCGCCAGCAAACGGTAGGTTTTGTGGCCCAACAAAGTCGCTTGATGCAAATTCGTTGATGTTGAACAAGTCAGCAAAACCAGCAGGTGACATTGCAAGATAGCGTTGGCCATCTTCTGGAATGTCAGCTGTGCCGAATGTTTCAAACAAAGTTAGCAGGTCAGCTTTGACTAATGCGCCAGTTGCATCTGCAATTGCAGTTGAGTTTGCGCCAGCGTCCATAGCTGTTGTGATGATCTCGTCAGTCTTACGGCCTAGAGCAGCAGCAGCAGATTGTGCGACAGCTTGACGCTCGTTGATATTGACTTTCAACTCGTCTAGCTTGTCGATGTACTCTGGTGCATAGTAGTCAGCCATTGTGACTTCTACATTGGTATGCGCCAGCTCCATTGCTGTTACATTGCCGTTGCGTGATTTAGTGTTAGCTACGCCTTTGCCGATTACTTGGAATCGAGCTGTTGAACCAGTCACATTGGTTGTGCGGCATGTGTTCCGTAGCTTGGAACCCATACGTTGATACGCCATGTGAACTTCTGATTCAAACTGTTTGATAAAGGCTTGATCGATTGTATTAGCCATTTTTCAGTCCTAAATTGAAGTTTCGGGTTTCTACGGGTGTCCGCTTGACCACTTCAACTTGGGTATCCTTTCGGGCCAATCAGTGCATTACGGGCCGTGGTGACTTATCGT